CTCTTTCTTATAAAGAAATGAATGAGGCCGGCTTAGAGCAATTTAAGATACAAAAGGCTTATGGCGACTTAGATAAGATAGAGAATGATGATGACCGTAACAAAAAGACACAGGAAGCAGTCCGTGTAATTACGGAAACTACAATGAAAATCATTTCAACAACTGTCGAATATATCGATACGCCCACTACTAGAGTTGAAGAAAAACAATTTATTGATGATTTCTTGCATAATTGTGATGGAAGTGTTTATATTGCTATACGTGATTATAATTCCCAACTCAAGGTCAGCACAGAATTAAAACCCTTAGACATCAAGTGTGACAACTGCGCACACGAATACGTTCAGCCTTTCACGTTGAACGCCAGCGATTTTTTCGGCTGAAACTTCTTACTGCTAGCCCTGAAGCCGTACAGAAGTATATTGAAAGTTTAGAAAAAGAAACAGAGGGCATACGTAAGGCAGCACTCACCTTGGCTTGGTATATGAGAGGTGGTGCTACTTATGAGGATGTCCTTAACATGTCTACTTTTGAACGTGAATCCATAAGCAAACTCGTTGAAGAACATATGGAAATCACAAAGAAGACACAACTTCCATTTTTCTAATATACAAATCTTTTAATCTTTATCTGGGAAGACAAACTTCGTTTGTCTAAGTCTTCGCTTTCGCTCAGACTTATTATTTTTCTTAATCTTTTTATTAAGGGAATCATATTGCCGCCTTAGAGTCCATGGTAGTGCTATTCAGCACTACCATTGGAAAAGCACATTGCCATGCCCTATCACCCATGTCGTCTGTTCCCCGACATACTAGCCCTATCGCTGTATATCGCCACCGGTTGCCCTATAAAGTTTATGGGACTGTAGTGAGATACTGTTATATATCTCGGCAACGCATGTTCTATAATCGCAAGACAAAGTAGATTATAGACTCATTGAGGGTTCGCAAACCTGTCGATTGCCCTCTCGGTATTCCGTAGATGTTACTCTACGCTTACTCCAGAATCTGACGGCACAGCACTATCTGTACAATCTCAAGGAGGGTCGAGCACCTCGACCAAACAAATTGTTTTAAACGCTAATTGATGTATCTATGATTAGATTTGAGTTGGTCTCTGCTTTACCGGAACAATATGATTTAAGTAGGTCTTTGTTTAATCTGAAAAAATGTTCGAACTCTATGATGAGCCAATCTTTGTGTTTTGATGATGTGTAATATAAAAAGTTGTCTGTGACCCAAGTCACATTAGTTTGCACTGCTACGAACTTACCTTTTCTGTTGAACTTCATGAATAACACATTGATGTCATCAGATTCGGCAACGTCCATCATTTGATCTATCCAACCATCTAATACTTTGCAAGAACCTGCAAGCACTTGATGAAAAGGAAAATCAGCATAACTTTTACATTCTGCGTTGAGTTTAGAGAAACTTTCTCCCGGGACTATATCTCCCTTGAAACTACGTATCTGCCCTTCATGTAAGAATTGTGTTCTTACTTGATTTTTCCCACCTACGTAGGCTCCCGATCCCGGGGCGCGAATAAAACTCTCATTGTATAATTGTGAAAGGTAATTTGCAACTTCGCGTTCATAACTATTACCTTTGGCTTTCTGTGGACTAGGCATGTTTATATGTATTCTCTCACCACTCAGTGGCATAATTTTTATCGACATATTTGGATGCACACTTAGTAGAACACTCATAACTGCCGTTCATAAAATCTTTATTCCAAAAACTGTCACTGACCACAATCGATAAAAGGTTCTCATGCAAGTTATATTTCTTTCCTAACTTGCCCCAGTGATCGTTGTGACCGTATCTGTTGGCTACCCAACAGCAAGGATAAAACTCTCCCCTGCTATTGATGAATAATCCTTTGTTTCCTATATGACATATAGGCGTGATACTATCTATCGTTTTAACCTGTGCTAACAATTCGTTGTTTTTGTTTTTCCATTGTTCAGGAACAGGTCTACTATTAAAATACCATAATCTACGTTCAAATCTATGGCTAGTGCTGATCAAGTCTTTTCTAGTAGGCTCTAGTATATCATCTTTACCATAATGCTCATACTTGCTACCGAACTTTGTGCTTTTAGTCAACTGAAAACCATCAAAACCCAACTTCTTGGATAGGCTTTTCATGTACTCTATGCGCTGTTCATTGAACCTAAATCCAATACAGTCCCATAACATATAGACTTCGCTGTTAGCGCGAATCGTGTTCACACCAATCATGATGCTATCCCAATCACTGTTCACACGATATTGTTCGTTGCTATCTTGATCCCAACCATCTAGGCTGAAATGTATCTGATCAACATTGTTCAATGTCTTTGCTAACTCTAGCCACCACTCTTGTTTCTTATAACTACCATTGGTTACTATAATGATGCTGACATTCTTGACGGACTTGATATACTTGATAACATCTATCAATTCATGCGCATAGATAGGATCACCATCATCACCGCAGAAAGTTATTTTTTCTACGTTTTTAGAAATAAACTCTGGAGTGAAATTTCTTTTAAAGAATTCTAAATCTAGTTCGGTGTTAATCAAACTATCAGGCACTTCGGTACGTGCGCAACGAGGACAGCGTAATGTACACTTACTGCTGATTTCAATGTGCCAATGCCAAAGTGCTAGACTCATGCCATGTCTCGGCTGGTGCTGTATGTAGTGAAACCGTTCTCTTTAACAACTTTGAGTACACTAGGCACACGCCCTGCTAACTCTTCACGGTGTGATACTAACCACACACTCTTATTACGATTGCGGCTCATGTCTTTCAAGATAGCCATGCTGTTCTCAACACCTATGCTATCCATACCACTATCAATCAATTCATCGATGAACAATGTATTGATCGGGCTGTATAGGCTCTCCCATACATCACGGAACGCAAACGATAGACCTAATATCAGTCGATTGCGTTCGCCGCGAGAAAGATTATCGAAATCTAATTCACGACCCAACTCTGTGATTTGAACAGAAAGATCGTTTAAGAAAATCACTTGATGAGGTAATCCGATCTTGTCAAGGTAGTGGGTGAGCCTTGCGTTGAGGTAACTTAGATTTTGATCGATAATCTTCTTGCGGACGAAACTATCTTTGCTTGTCAATAGATCAAGCAGGAACTTTTGATGATCATGAATTCGTGACAACTCATTAATCTTATCAAAATTTATTTCTTGTAATGCCTGATTTTCCATCTCGCTGATTTGATCAGTGTATGGGTTTAACTCTTTGTCTTTCTCATCTATCTTTGATACTAATGCATCCACTAGGCTACGATGTTGAAATGCTTCTTGCTCAGTATCATAATATAGTTTCGGTTGCTTGCCGACAGGACTCAATTCATCTTTAGCAGATTTTAATTGCTCAAGTAAGTCATTGAATTCCTTGATGTTTCTCTCATTCTCTTTCTTACTCTTTTCTTTTTCTTTTGTTACTTTGGCGTGCTTTTCATCGTGGAAGTCTTGACCACAAGTATGACACTTGTGTTCTTTCAACTGCGCTAGTTCCTTTTCCACTTTCTTTAATGATTTTTCTTCTTTATCTAAATCATCTTGGGTTCGGGAAATAGTCTTGTCTAAGTCAGCGATATCTTTTTTCTTTTGGTTGTACGCAGCCAAGTCCTTATGACCCTGTAACTCTTTATCGATATCTAACTTTTGCAAATCTTCGAGGTCATCTTTGAGTTTCTTTAGATCCTCATCATGCTTAGTATCCCATAGTTTTGCTCTACGCTTTAGATTATCGATCTGTTCTTGTATGCGCTTGTTGGCTTCTTCAACAGCCTTGACTTTATATTCTTCTTCAGTGATACTATCTTTGGTATTCTTGATCAATGTCTTGATCAACTCAGCCTTCTCACTCAATAATGTGATACCCAGTAACTGTTCGATGATATTGCGCTGATCGTTAGCCTTCATGGCTAAAAATGGTTCGCTGTATGTGTTCAACGCAACTGTTTGCTTGAACATATCAGGAGTCATACCGATAGCACGTTCTATGTGTTCTTGTGTTTCTTTGTTCTCGCCCTGAGCGTCATTCTGTGTTTCTTCTTCTTTATTATCTACATAAAACTTGAGTACGTTTGGCTTACGACCACGCTCAATCTTATAATCGATTCCGTTCACACTAAACTCTAATGTGACCATCATGCCTTTACTGTTTGTACGATTGACTAGATTATCTTTTCTAATCTGATTGATCGGTGTACCGAATAACGCATAACTCAAGCCTTGAATGAGTGTGGTCTTACCAGTACCATTTCTAGCACCGTCACCACCTAAGTCTAGATTCTCACCTAAGATCAATGTCAATTCTTTGCTATCGAAATTCACGGCTTGCGTGACTGCTCCGATGCTTAAAAAATTTCTAAGTGTTATGTTTTTCAGTAAAATCATTAATGCTTCCAGTGTGATAAATCACGATTTAATTTTTCTTCTATTACGTTGATTCCTTCATTAATATACTTGATTATGGTGGGATTGTCAAACGTTAATGGACTATTGATTTCTGTTTTGAATTTATATCCGATATCTTTATAGTACCTTTTCAATCCTATATGATCACATATAGCATAGAAAAAATTCTCAGGATCAGATTTGAGATCATCATATACTAGATATTTGACAGGAATCTTGCAAGATCCCCAATCATCAAATACCTTTGCCATATTTGAATAAGTTTTATAACATTTTTCAATATGCTGTTCCGGAGTCAGTTTAAAATTGATGTTCCTATTCTTATCCATGTTGAACATACTGTTTATGATTTCGTATGGACTACGCAATATCATAGTAATGTGAGTAGTATGTTCATGTATCTTTAATGGTGTTATATAATGATCTTTTGGAAATGACCCATCATAGGCATGAACATCCATGTTTACAGAGATATCGTATTTCTCGTATATTTTTTTATAAGACTCAATACTATTTCCTCTGTATTCTTTATACATTACATCCAACTTACAATCTACTAATGGGTGTTTCATCAACTGAACCCACAACCAATTTGTACCGGTCTTAGGAAAACCAATATTACGATAATGTATCTTTTTCATAGATTTCTATAAATGTCTAGCAATAATTTTTGATCGTAGAACTGACTTTCGATATTGCTAATCTGATCCATGATGATCTGATCTACGCTTTCAAACTTTATCTCACCCGGAGCAAGATCAAGTTGATGCTGTTCTAACTTCATGGGTATCAGTGCCATTTCACGTAATTGATGCTTAGGAATCAATTCTTCTTTGATGAAATTGGCTTCTTCATAACTGATATCGATATCTAAGTGTACTCTGACATTGCTACGAGGTAATAATAGTCCTTGAGGATTGTCAAGTATCTCGCTTAACTTATACACACGGAAAACAGGTTGTTTAGGCCACGCTTTGAATATTGGGTCTTGACCCCATTCAAGTATCATCATACCACGCTGATCATCACCTGCATCAGCATAGTTATGTGGGAAAGCATTTCCTATATACCAAATGTTTTTACGTGCCTGGCGCTTATGAAAGTGGCCGCTAAACACAGTTTCAAATTGTTGAACATGTGTATCGTTGACTTCACCTACGTCTGGCATCTCGACCATAGCATTCATATAAAAGTGAGGCAACTCAAGATGGCTGAACAAATACTTACCTCTGAGTTTTGCCAACTTCTTGTAATCATCACCCACTAGCCAAGGCGCGATAACAACATCACCTTCACTAAACCAATCATTTACGATTGTGACGTTGGGTAAATGTCTGGCCCACTCTACGCTGTGAATATCTCTGCGGTCACGATAATAAAGATCGTGATTGCCCGGAATAAAATACACATGGTCAAATGCATCGTTGAGTCGCTCTAAGGCTCTTAATCCATATTGCATGGTATGTATATTAATGCTTGCGCGATGGTGATTGTAATCACCTAAGAAAATGCAAGTCTCGCAACCCTCTTGTTTTGCAGTCTGTATAAACCAATCGACAAAGTCCGAACAGTCTTGATTATGTTCAAGACTGTTGCTCTTAAGACCAAAATGTATATCAGTAAAACATGCTGCCTTTTTAAATAAATTAGACATCAAGATATTTTATATAACTCTTTGTATTTGTTCAAGTTTTATGGTTACTCTTCGTAACTATCTAGTTTCATGCCGGACATTTGTCTAGAATAACTTGGGTTCAACCCATTCATCTCAAGAATGTCATCACGAATATTTTGATTACGCTTTTCGGTATTCAATACACGGCAAAAACTATTAGTGATAGCGGCTGTGTAATATGCGAATGGGTTAGCACTCTTTGCTTCATTGAATCGCAAGCCAACATAAGTTAACTGTAAAATAGCACTGTTGCGCATCTCATCGTTGTATGTGTAGCCACGCCAATTGAACTTCATAGCATACTTTTCACAAAGCATGATATACATACGTGCCAGTTTATTTGTGATCTGCCCGTGATCTTTGCTAAATTCTCCGGTCTTGATACCACCTGTCCAATGACTTTTTCCTACGCATACTGCGCTACCGACCTCATCAATCTTATAATGCTGGAAAGGGGGAAAATTCACTTTGACATGAACCATGTCATCAACTTCATCTTTGGTGCTTTCGATTTCTAAATCTTCAAATAAACTATCTTCATCTACGTCATCAAATTCTAATATATCCTTAGCCGTCTTTTTGACTACGACTTTTCGGGGTTGTTTTGGGTTCATGGGTATATGCTCCCATGTCATTACACGAAATACTAAGTCAGTGGTGGGTATGTCTTTAAGTTTGACTTCTTCACCGGTCGTAGCCAAAATTCGTGCGGCTCTGATTTCTTTAGCAGCCTTGATGTTTTTTGGTTTTGATATTTGTGCTAGGCTTTTTTCTAACGGATCTGCCGGGGTATCGATAATCAGATCATATTGATGATACTCTTGGCGTGCGAAACTGCAATAACTATTCTTGCTTGCGTGTATCTCTTTTAAAATATCTTTATTGTTTAGATAATTGACTGGCTTCTTTGTTGTTATAGACATCTAATCCTCTCTTATAATGTTGTAAGAATAATACACTATCTGTTGCGCAAAAGCAACAGAAGAGGGTAAAATTTGGTGATTTTTGTGGCGATAAATATATGCAGACATGCTATTTATACGAGCATGATACTAGGATTAAACAATGGCAACAATAGCAGAAACACAATCTGAACTTAATCGGATACGGCAAGAAATTGCCAAGTTGCAACGCGAACTTGCGCAACTTGAAAAGGATCTAGCAAACAGCCGTGCCAATCCTGCGCTGGCAGATTTAATTCCGTCGCAAGAGCGAAATGTAGCGAGAACCCAGGCCGACATTGCCAGATTAGAACAACGAGCAGCCGATGTTGAAGCAAATTTGCGTCAACTTGAAGCAAATCAAGCCAGCACAAAAGAAAACAATTCAGGTACCGGGACTCCCGGGACAGCCGGGCAAGGGGCAGCCGCAACCAAGCCCACAACAACAGTGCCCGCACCTGTAGCAGTACCAACCGATCCTGACGAAATTGCTAAACAAGAAGCACTAGCCAAATCAACACCTGAAAAGTTAAACATAAAAACAGATCCCGGTGTAAAAACCGGACAAGCGATTGACCCTGCTTCCGTAGGTGCTCAAGCAGGTATTCCCCTATTAGGAGACGACGGAACTGTTGTGCAAGGATTCGCTATAAACCCAGAAACAGGTCAAGTATACCAGACCGTAGACAATACAAATCAAGGTTTACCGGGCGAGGTGAATACTACTAGAGCCCAAGCAACGTTACAAGATACTACAAATTTTGAACAAAAAGCAGACTGGAGAGTTCGCTTGAGTTTAAGTCCCGGAGCATATTATCTTTATAAGGATGAATCAAACGAACTATTAGCACCATTAAGAGGTACTGATGGCATCATTTTCCCCTACACACCCGCAGTGAATGTCACTTATGGTGCTAACTATCAGACCAATGCACCAGTGCATAGCAACTACAAGATATTTCAATATGAGAATAGTTATGTAGATACAATAAGCATAACATGTGATTTCACAGCACAAGATACAGAAGAAGCAAGATATCTATTGGCAGTGATTCATTTCTTGCGCTCAGTCACTAAGATGTTTTATGGTCAAGATTTTGATCCTAAACCAGGCACGCCGCCCCCATTATGCTATCTTTTTGGATTAGGTGAATTTCAATTCAATGCCCATCCATTAGCCATAACTAATTTCACATATAGTTTACCCAATGATGTAGACTATATAAGAGCCGGATCATTGACCGAAGAAGCCGGACAATCTAGGGCACAGACAGCAGATATAACCAAACCCACAAATACATCGATAGGTTCTATGTTGAAAAATATGGCTACTGCTAGATTGGGTCAAGGCATCGCTAGCGTAGGTAGTGCATTAGGATTACGATTGCAACCAGGTGGCACGTCTCAGGGATATAGTTTTGGTAGTTCTAATCGTTTCAACAGTCCAGTACCACCGGGTACAGTAGAACCTACGTATGTTCCTACTAAGATTAATATTAATATAAGCGCGATACCGATAGTAAGTAGATATGAAATCAGCAATAACTTTAGCGTGAAAGACTATGCTAACGGTTCATTATTACAAGGAGTGAAACGTGCAGGTGGAGGATTCTGGTAATGCCAACAAATAGTTTATATCCAAGAACAAGTCCTTATAAGAATACAGGAGTATTCAATAATAAGTTTTTAGACTTCATGGTCAATAGACCTATACCTAGCCAACCTAGTGATGTATTATATACTTTGCCTGCTGTCTATGAATATCGTCCTGATCTATTAGCAAATGACTTGTATAATGATAGCAGACTTTGGTGGGTATTTGCCGCACGTAATCCAAACAGATTAGGGTTTGATCCTTATTTTGATTTCAAAGCAGGCATAGAATTCTATGTTCCTAAATTAACAACATTACAGCAGGCGTTAGGTATTTGATAGATGGCATCTAATGTAAATCAGGTTGACGATGATCTTAATAATCTCGCTAAAACCTATCTAAATCAACCACAAAATGTGATAGCGAGAGGTAGTGGTGTAGCAACTACTATATCAAGTACTGGAAGAGCCACCGGCACAGTAGCAAGTCCTGGACCAAGTGGATTAGGCGGCACCGGTCGACCTGGTAAAAGATTATACAATCCATTGTCTAAACTTGCTAGTTACACATATAACTTGTCACTATACGTTATAACACCAGACGCATATGAAGCGTTCGTTAATAATGGTAGACAAAAAATAGATGCATTATCATTTGCTGGTCCGCCAACAGAAACATCAAGTGTGGGCCCCGGTGCGTATTTGATAGCACAATCAGGTGGTATCAATAATACTACACAAAGAAGAGCGCCTGGCTTTGAGTTAGATTATTATATTGATAATCTAGACTTCTTAACAACAATAGGAACTAAAGCGATTGGCAGCGCGACCAGCGCAGTAACAGAAGTTAGATTTCAAATCACTGAGCCATATGGATTTAGTTTTCTAACAAACTTGAAAAAAGCAACAGATGCGTTAAAGCAATATTCTGATAGCACAAGTTATAAAAATCTAAGCAATGATTTTAAACAGATTTTTATATTAGGATTAAGATTTTACGGTTACGACATCAATGGTAATCTTATAATGCCACAAGATGAATTATACGGAAGCCCCATAGATCCAGCCGGCACAGACGCATTATTTGAAAATTTTTACGATATAGGTATCACTAATATCACTTTCAAATTAGATGGCAAAAGTGTTGTTTATACAGTTGAAGCACACGGTATGAACGCACAAGCACTGTTGGGTGTGAAACGCGGCAGAATGGCAACTGGTCTCAAGATTCAAGGTGCTACTGTAGATGATGCACTTCAAGGACCTGAAGGCTTGTTTACTAAATTAAACAAGATGGAACAAGACAAGGTAAACAAAGATCCGGCTGATGCTACATTTCCTAATGTCTATAGAGTAGAATATCTAGGTGATGCATTTCAAAGAATAGGTAAAGCGTCAATCGTAACTAAGTCTGATCTTGATAAATCTAGATGGCCCGGTTCAGGTGCAAAAACTACGACAGAATCGAATGATAGTCAAGGAACTAAACCACCTGATCCAAACGAGAGAATGTTTAATTTTAATAATGACACTAGCATTATCTCAGCAATAGAACAGATAGTAAAGAAAAGTTCTTATATTGAGCAGTCTATGAATTCTGTCTATACCAATGCAAAACAACCGGACCCAGATCAAAAGAATAATCCTCAAGTAGTCAGAGATAATCCAGTACCACTGGCATACTTTGCTGTGAACTTAGATATTGTAAGTGTTACTTGGGATCCTAAATTACAAGATTGGGCTTATGAACAAGTGTTTGTAATAACAGTATATGATGTACCTAGCGTGATGACTCCATTCGCTCCGGATAAGTCAAGATATTATGGCCCTCACAAACGTTATGATTATTATTTCACTGGTCAAAACAGCGAGATATTAGATTATAGTTTGACATTCAATAACGTATTCTTTAATACAGTATTAGGTGTACCTAAAAAAGATTTCAAACCTGTAGGTGCTACCAGCGATCCGGGCGCGGAACGTCCTGGACAAGATACTCAAGCGGCGCAGGGTTCGGGTTCTGCTACAGGTAATACTCAAGCGACCGCAAACAATAAAGGTCAGAGGGCTGATCCCCCACCACCGGGAACAAAAGATAACAGTGCAGGTAGCGCGACAGCCGGCGGTACTAGTGTAACACCTGGACTTAGATCGAATGGTGATAGAACCGGCGCATTAGGTGTTGGACTAGAAGCACAGAATCAATTGGGCACATCATTGCAAGATGAAGAAACATGGAGCAAAGGTACTATAAAGATATTAGGTGATCCTGATTATTTAATGCGTGATTCTGCTACTTCACTAACAGATTTTTATAATAAATTTTATGGTACAGACGGCTATAGCATAAGCGCACAAGGCGGACAAGTATTCATAGAGGTAGCATTCAAAGAAGCAGTTGATTACAAAAATAGTACTGGATTGATGGAAATCAATGATAATATTTTCTTTTTAAATTATCCTCAGTATATAAAAGATATGGCACAAGGTGCAGTAATATGGGAAGTTACTGAAGTCAAGAGTGTGTTCAGTAGCGGAACATTCAGTCAAACATTATCATTGATAGGTACTGCGTTCGATGCAGGTGCCGAATCTCCTGCAGGTTCACAAACAGCAGATCCAGTTGGCGGCGAATCAAATTCTGACCCGGATGCACTAGAAAATCTAGAAACAGAACCACTAGAACCGCTAAACCCTAGAGACTAGAGAGGACTAATACATGGCAGAAGACATAATCAAGCCGAAAGGCTCGCTAAAGCGCAGTAGCCCTGATTCGGGCGGCGCCAATCCACGTCTGACGCCTGTATTAGCAATAGTCAAAGATAATGTTGACCCTAAACGCATGGGTCAGATAATGGTATATATTACTGACAACAGCGGCTTAGATCCTGAAAATAAAGACAACTGGAGACCGGTAAGATTCTTAAGTCCTTTCTTTGGTTTCACAAGACCCGATGCTAGCAATGATGATCTAGGTACATATAAAACTAATCCAAGCAGTTATGGTATGTGGATGAGTCCACCTGACATAGGCACTACCGTATTATGTGTGTTCGTAGATGGTGACATGAACTATGGTTATTACATAGGTTGTGTACCAGAACCAGAAGCATTGCAAATGGTTCCCGCTATAGGCGCTACAGATAATATCATACCAAACGAAGGTGAAGCGCAAAGTTACGGTGGTGCGTTAAGATTACCGGTAACCAACATCAATACAAATAACAAAGGTGTAGCAGACAGTAGTGAATACTTGACTGCACCTAAGCCTATACACAGTTATACATCCGCAATCATGTTTCAGCAGGGTATATTACGTGATCCAGTACGAGGACCTATCGGTTCAAGTTCACAACGTGAGACTCCTTCAAGAGTTGGGTGGGGCATAAGTACACCAGGCAGACCTATCTATGAAGGTGGATTTGATGATAAGACCATTGCAGACAACTTAAAAGGTGATAAGGCTGCTCAATTACGAGTAGTAGCACGTAGAGGTGGTCACAGCATCGTCATGGATGACGGTGATATCATTGGACGTGATCAATTGGTAAGAATACGTACATCGTTAGGTCATCAGATATTGATGAGTGATGATGGTCAAGTATTGATGATACTTCATAGTAATGGTCAAAGTTATATTGAATTAGGTAAAGAGGGCACAGTAGATATCTATTCTACTAATAGTATCAACTTGCGCACACAAGGTGACTTAAACTTACACGCAGACAACAACGTAAACATACATGCCACTAAGAATCTAAATCTACAAGGTGAGAATATACAATTCAATAGTGAAAAAGAATTCAAAGGTCGAGTTGGAACAGATTATGGTGTGTTTACTCAAGGTAAACATTTGACGAAAGTTGCTGGTGCTATGAGCATGGAAAGCGGTGGTGATATTAGCATGGCAAGTAGTGCTATCGCTTATGTAAATGGAAGTAAAGTTAATCTTAATTCGGGTCAGACAGGTACTAAGCCACAAGAAGTTCCTGCTATCGATAAGATATTACATACAGACACATTGTTCGATCAGCAAAAAGGATTCTTGGCAGCACCGGGTAAATTAGTAAGCATCACTAGTCGCGCTCCAGCACACGCGCCGTGGTCTAATGCAGGTCAAGGTGTAGACGTTAAAACAGATGTGACTGCTGATGGCAATTTACCGGCAGCACCTCCTGCTAGCATACAAAACACAAATCAGGCTGCGGCGGCAGCCTTAGATAACCCAGTAAGCGCGGCTACGGCAGCATCAGTGCCTAGCATACCGGCTGCTACTAAGGCCCTAAACTCTGATGTCACAAGTGCCATAGCAGGATCGGTAGCACAGCAAGCATCAGTAGGACCGTTAGCAAGTGCAGTAACACAAGGTACCGCGATAGGACAAACAGCACAAGGTGTTCAGGCTGCTGTAGGTAAATATGCATTGACAGCAACTCAACTTGAGCAAGCGGGAACTATCAAGCCCGGAAGCGCGGCATTAGTTAATTCATTGGCTCAGTCTACTGGAAATGTTTCTAAATCATTGACACAGAATTTGTTTACTGGTCAAGAAGGTGCGCAGTCATTGCCACAATTGATATCAAGCGTTCCTGCACAAGGTGCGTCATTGAGTAAGACATTACAGCAGGCTCAAACATCATTGCAATCAGCAGGTGCTATAAGCGGTGCCGAAACCGCTAGCCAGATAGGTGGCATAGTTCTTGCCACAACTAAAAACGGATTAAACTCTACATTAGATGCAGTCAAATCATTAGGCAATCCAGGAGCAGCCATTGCCGGAGTTGCCGGAGAAGTAGATGGAGTAATCAAAGATATTGCGTCTGGTAATTTTGCATCAGGTATAGGCGACGGCTTAGATGGGGCTTTAAGTGGAATACAGAACTCAGTAGATGCACTTATCAAGTCACCCAGCCTTGATGCTGTAATTGATCAAGCCAAAGGTGTAGCCGCATCTGCATTCAGTGCAATCAAAGCCTCATTCAAGTCATTAGAAGCAGGTGTGCCGCAGAATCTTACTGAGATTGCTAAAAAATCGGCCGAAGATACTATGGCTGCCTCAGAATCAAGCATCAATGAGATAGCATCACAAACAGGTACTTCTATTCTAGGTCAAGGCGGACTAGTTGATGCGGTAGGCGGCGCAGCCGGAGGTCTGTTAAATCAAGCAAAATCGATATTGCCCAATGCAGGTAGTGTTGCTGACAGTTTAGTGAAAGCCAGCACTATTTTAGGCTCGGTAACTGGCAATAACGCTTTAGCATCAGTCACTGGTAAATTATCGGCTGTATCAAAAACTGCAACCACAGTAGCCACTGCATTTGCCAGCCCGTCATCATTGTCATCTTCTTTGACATCGGCACAAGGTTTAGCACAGACAGCAAGTAATATTAAATCAGGATTGATATCAACAGTTAATTCTTCAGTAGCAAGCGGTTTGTCTAAACTGCCTGGTGGACAAGGAATGGCTTCTGCTGTGACTAATCTAGCCACTGGGGAATTACCAAGTTTACCGGGTACTGGAACATTGAAGGATGCTATAACAGGATCGTTCAACAAAGCATTGACTGGGGTAGATAATCTCACAAAAGATGCGACAGACTTATTAAGCAAAGCAACAAGTTCAGGAGATGGACTAAAGGGTCTATTATCTGCGGGTCTACCTGCAGGAGCCGCAAGCGAGTTGCAAAGCGCAATGTCCTCATTAGCAAGTCCTGGGTCGGGAATAAAGATACCTAGTGTTGGATTTAACACTACGGATAGAAGCACTATAACAGAGGCTGTAACAAGTCAATTGGGTGATCCTGGAATACCGACACCTACATTCGGTGAAATCGATGAAGCCGCAGAAGGCACTATCGATGATATCGAACAACAGGGAAGAGATTATATCGCTGAATCAGATATATTGACAAAAGAAAGAGTAGCGGCTGAAGCAAACATTGAAGCGAAACTAGATGCATACCTAACTACGCAGTTTAACTATCCGGCTGGCGACCCTGCGATAGATGAAGCAAGAGATGAGTATTACGCTGCCATCGAAGAATGGGAAACAATAATAGCACAAATTGACGATTTACCTAACCAATATCCTGCTATAGCATCTGCTATAGCATCATCTACAACTCCTAACGTAGCAGGTGGAGATAGTGCTACTGGTATAGGGGCAGCCACATAAAGTAACTAAATACTAATATGTCACAATATGTAGGATTCAGCACTATAGGCGCAAATCAGCCTAAAACAACTAATGCGCCCACCGGCACAGGTGGCGGTGTGGGTTCTATGATAAACCCCATCAATCCTGGTAAAAAGTTTAAATTAACCGATGAAAATTTAGTTATCAGAGATTTTATAAATGCTTTGAACA